CTTAGCAAAAACAACAAATTGAGCAGCAAAATTATTATCAAAAATATCACAATGATTTTGTCTTACAGGAGGAAATACCATTCCATAATCTGTATTTCCAGATAAATCATATTTCCATACATCCTCAGTAACCAATCCAGGTCTGTAAATGACATGATCGCCAGATAACCACCAATTTGTCATTTCTTTGAAGTAAGTTTTTATGTCAGGATGTATTTCTGAAAATGTATCATTGTCTTTAAAAACTGTTATATAGTTATAATCATTATATTTATAATGATAAAAATCAATATCAGCTGTATTATATGCATCTAAAATTTCATTAAAATCTTTAGTCTTATCCAATCTCAAAATGTCATATTCATTACTAGCTAAAGGAATTTCTACGGAGAAATTATAGACAAAATTTCGATAACGAAATTGTTCACTGTATGACCTGGAATCAAAGAAAATATTTTCATATGTTCGATATGGATCACCGAACATTTCACTTAGTCCAGGAAAAATTATAATTGATTCTGGGATATGGAAAGACCACCAATTTCTACAAGCTTTCAAAACTTTATGTGAATTAATTAAAAAATTAGATGCAAAATTTAAATTTGATAAATTTTTTGTATAATATGAATTTTTATTATCATTATAACTGTTTAAAACTCTAGTATTTGTATTGAATGCAACATTTCCATTCTGTCTGTCGTATTCATTTTCATAAAGATTAGCTATTTGTTGGAAATAATCACCATATAACCAGAAGCTATAATAATCATTATCAGTATTTTCAGATAAAATATAACTGTCATTACATGTCACATAATAAGGATATTTTGTTTCAAAAGCAATTTCTGGCCATAAATCCATCTGTGAAGATTGAATACCAGAAGACCACCAATAATATTCACCATTATATTGTGGATCTGGTATTTTTTTCATTGCAACATCAAATCCATATGGATCCATGCCAATAACAACAACATTTTGATTAATTGTTTGTCTACCATTTGGTCCAGCTGTTAAAGATACAATATATGGTAAAAAATATTCATAACCAGCATTTCTCACAAAACCGTTGGGAAAATCACTCAATGATTCAACTCCAATTGGTTGTTTAAATTCAATTCTAATATATGAAGATATTTCTTCTCTTTTTAAATTTGGTGGCTTTTTGTCAATTATATCAGATTTAAAAATATTAAATTTATTTTCATAATTTGATAAATCTGCCGAATATAATGTACTTATAGATTCTAACATTCTATTTCCATAACCTAAATCGGTTGTATTTTGATTATTTACAATATTAGAATTTCTAGCTTCAAAATATCCTCCTAATTTTGGTAATGAATCTGGAGAATATTGACCAAGAGGGGGATCATTTGATTTAAATATTTCATCTTTAAATTTCAATCTAGTTGGAATATCTGATCCTAAAAAAGTATTTTCTTGTTTATATTTTTGATCATAGTATGGGTGATTACCATCCTCAGATATATCCACTTCTTCATCATCAAAAAATATTTTATATAGATATTCTCCAGTTTGATTACCAGTTATTCCATTAGTTCTAGCTAATATTTCATAGCGAGATCCCCTTACTGGTTTTCTTTTAATTGATTTAATATTAAATAAAGAAAGATTTGATGCGACTATTTCATTATCAGCATTTTTAATTTTTCTTTCTTCTTTTGATATAAAAAATGCTTTTCTATTTAAATATTCTTCTTTAGAGGTTTTCCATTTTTCATACAACTTTTCAGAAATAGTATTTTTAAAGAATGTTATTAACTTTATTTGCTGTTCAAGAAATACTTTCCTTTTTTGTGAAGTTCTTTTTAATATTTCCAAACCAAGATTATTTAAACATGAAAAACAAAATGCTTTTTTGTTATTTACAAGAGATAAAAAATTATTATATGAATTTTCTCTGAAAGAATCTTTGAAATTAAATTCATTGTCTGTATATTCCATTAAATAATCATATGTTCGAAAAAAATCTAAAATAGCTGCACTATATCCAAATACGGGTTCTCCATTTTCATCATAATCTCTAATATATTCTTCTACACCAACAATACCAGTATCAAATATTTTTTGTTTAGAGCAGTCAAATATAACTTCTGATAATTTAAATCTGCCAAGTTCATCAATTAATGCTGATCCAGCATAAAGATAACGTTGATATTTTCCTTCTGGTGGTTTTAATAAAATATTAAGAAAAGATTTTGCTCCATTACTATATAATTTGATATCATTAAAATCATAATCTAAAAAATTTTCAGTTTGAAATTCAGCGGCAGCTGAAATATACTCATCTGCTTTTTCTAAAAATTCATTTACAATAATTAATTGTTTATTATATTTTCCAATAAGATCATCATATTCTTTAAATCCATTTGTAAAAATATGTTTTTCATAATTTGAAAAATCAGAATTTAAATGATAAAAATCAGCAATTGTTTCATTAAATGGTGCAGAATTTAAATCATAAGATAAACTCAATCCTTTATTATTAGTTGTATCAGAATCATAGTTATAAACATCACTAAATGATCCAGCTGCTGCAACTTTATAATTTACACCAAGATCACCAAATATACCAGTTGGACCAAATAGTAATTTAAATTCTGTATTTTCTTGAGGATTTGTAACACCGCGTATTCTTGCAATATCTAATTCATCCTGTATACCACCAAGACGATCTGATAAACAGCATATAGAGCATCTATATACTTCCCATTTCCTTTTTAAATTTTTGAGATATGAATACTTAGCTCTTTTTGCTTTTAATGGTTCACGTATTTTCTTGTGAATTGTATAAAATGTTTGTATATCCAATTCAGTCATATCATACTGAGGAATAAAAACAATATCATTCCATCTTGAATCACCTGTTTTACCTATATGATCCCACTTTTGTGGAAATGGTGTATTTAATTTTGAATCACTATAATAGCCATAAACAGTATCATCTGTTCTTAGGCTTTGGAGTATATTCTTTCCATTCGAAGAATAAACTGAAGTGGTTGTAGAATCTGGTAAAATCTTATTGGTTTCTATTGGTGTCCATGTCTCAAAATCTCTATGATAATTGAAGTCTATAGTCTCTCGTTTAAATGATAAATTATTATCGACAAAATCAAGATAATATTCATCATAATTAGGAGTAATTTTTTCGTAAAAACTTTGAAAGACATTATTATCTGAAAGTTCTAATATATTTGCTTCAGACATTTCATATACAGTTTTTATAGCAAATGGATATGTTGTTTCATTTGTGAAAACATAAAAATTTTTAATTTCAGCAGAATCCGCTATCATTTTTTCAACTGATTTAAAATGATAACCATCTATATCTCTCCATAAGAAATAATTTATTGCATTTTTATTATCTTTGGATACAGTATAGGAAGTAACATATTTTAATAATCGTTCTAAACTTGTTTGACCTTTACTTTTTGCCCATGGATATGTTAGTTCATTTGATCGAATCCACACACCATTATATGATGGTTCGATTTCATACTCCTCAAAGCCAAATTTATTAAAAATTTCATTAATCAAACCAGGAATATTTCCAGACCCATCAGTTGCAATATAACCAACAAAATCATCACCTAGATTAAATAAATCATATTCAGAATTTTCTGATAAGATATTATCTGTTGAAAAATCAATTTTAATTGCATTAAAATATTCAAACTGATTCATACTGACATTTGTGCCAGTATTTGTTATCTGTTGAATAGAAAAGATTTTAAATTCAATTGTTTTAGTTGTTGAATATGATATATCTGAAAAAAGTTCTACAATAAGTTTTTCAGTTCCAGTAATACTTAAATCCCCTGACCAATTGAATGCATCTTTTATAATTAAATGACCACCAATTGTAGTTGAATTTATATCTTGAATAATTTTTAATTCTTCCAGTGGATTTGCTACAAAACCTTGCCATGGATGAACATCAAATGTGATATCATTTTTTACTATTTGAATTTTTCGTACTATAGATGCTAAATTAGTTAGAGCCATTATACACTTACCGTTATTGATATAGATTTATTATTTGAATTAATAAGTGAAATTATTTCATTTATTACAGTTGGAGCATATTTTGGATTTAGCAATTTTATTGATCTAAATTTTTCATTATCCAAAATAGCCTTTGATTGAATTGTTCTTATCGTAGAAATATTATTGTCAGAAACAGATGTCATATACTTGAATAATGAAGTATTCGTTATTGTATTTGTATCTGTCAAATCATTTGTCGTATATGTTCCTAATGCTGTTGATTTTGAATCATTTGTATTGTTTATGATATATGGAGACACAAAATTAGAATTTAAATCTAAGAATTCAACTGGTGCATCTTTTTGATCTTTTATAGATTTTATTGTTGCCCATGTTTTTGTTTTAATTGCTTCATCTTCTGATGCAATATAAGAATGTGGTAATTCATTTGAATTCGAATCATAAAATCCAACTATATTGTTAGATTGTAGATTTCCATATATTTCATTTACAACTGCATATCTGAATGTTTTGTTGTATTCATTTATAACTGCATAATTTACATTACTAGTATTTTGTATAGCAGTCTGAGTACCATTTAATGTGACTCCAGCTATTATATTTCCTGATTTTAAATCTGGCATATATTCACTAAAGAAAAAAACTTTTCCTGGATATTTTGTTTCAATAAATGATGTTAAATAATTTTCAGATATTGGAAACTCTAAATTACTTACAATATTATTTGGTAATAAAACTAACCACCATAATGTAGAATCTTTATAAAAATTTCTTGCTATATTTTCAGGTGTATCATCATCTTGCACATAATATGTGAAAAATGCTGATGTATTTTCCAGAGTGCTTTGTTTGAAGCTTACTCTTCTAAAAATATCAACAAGAGAATATTCTGTATTATTAAATGTATATGTTAATAATGGAAATTTTTCTAGGTACATTAGACTGAGTTCTTAGAAATTATTGTAATGCCATCTTCAAGACGATAAACTGGATCTACTTCTGTAAATGATAATGAAAAGCTAGTTAATAATGGTTTTGGCATATTTCCGCTATCTTCTATTGAATATGGACTTCCTCCAGCAGCTGTATTTATACTTACAGATTTTAAAACACATAGCTGTATTTGACCAAGCCAAGATGGATCTATCTTACCAGTTAATCCCATACCAACACCAAATCTCCATAATGGTGGAGAATAACCTTTATCAATTTTGATTAAACTTCCAACTGCTCCTACAGCAGCACCAATAACAATACCAACTGGACCAGCTACAGCTCCAATCGCTGCACCACCACCAGCAGAAGCAGAAACAGAACCAGTAGATTCTGCTGAAGATACTTTGAGTGTAGGTAGTGCTAGAGCATGAAAGGTATTAGCGATAAGTGCTACTTCTCTTGCTTCTTCTGTAGTTGTCGCTAAAAGTGTAAAACTTAAATTAAATGATCGTTTTTCTGCATTTGAAAAAAGAGTTTGTGTATTATCAATATCTCTTCTACCCTCTGTTTGAGTGGCAACTGCCTTTTTTATACCAAGTCCTTCAGTTATTAATTCAAGAGCACCTACACCAAATGATTTAAGTGATGTAACAGTTGTTGTGTCGTCTGTGTATTTTATATTCGTTGAACTTACTAATTGTTTTGGTACTGGAACGAATATAGTAGCTATTTTTTCATCCATACCAGAATATACATCATTAGGGTTTATTAAACCATAACCACTAGAAGTAACAGTATCTAGCCAACGTCTACAACAAAGCTTGAGAAACATAGTTTTATTTCTCTGCTCTTCGTTAGAATTCACCAACCTACTGGTAGGATAAATCATTGCTGAACTAAATTTTAATGGATCTGATGTTGCCATACTAAATATATATTATGGCATACAGAACTAAATATTTACCCAAAAATAAAAACAAATACAAAGGAAATCACGAAAATATAACGTGTCGTTCTTTGTGGGAAAGAAAGTTTTGTAAATATCTTGATGAAAATAAAAATATCATTGGATGGGCTTCTGAACCATTAAAAATACCATATTTATCACCAGTAGATAACCAAGTTCACTTCTATATACCAGATTTTTTAGTAGAGAAGCAGAATGCAGATGGTTCTATAGACACTCTAATGATTGAAATCAAACCTGAAAAACAAACAAAAATTCCAGAAAAGGGTAAAAAATCTAAAAAAACCATGATTACTGAAACCATGACATATGCCATAAATGTAGAAAAATGGAAGTCTGCTGATAAGTTTTGTAGAGATCATGGAATAAAGTTTAAAATTTTAACAGAAAAGGATTTATTCTAATGCCTTTAACAATAAGCGACTACAAAAATTATATTGAAAGTCGTAAATTTGTTCAGAGTCCTTCAAATTACAGAATGACAATTTCTCCAGGAGAAACTAATTCTGGTTCTTCTCCAACTATGGTTTTATATCCAGATAGTGTGTTATTACCTGGAAGAAATTTTATTAACACTCCATTTGCATATTATGGTCCAGAATTTACACTACCTCTGAGAAGAGAATATAATGAATTATCTGTAAATTTTATTGTATACCAAGATTGGATTGAACGTGGATATATTGAAACCTGGATGGATGCAGTTATGCCTTATACTAAAGTAAATTCGGGTGTTCAATCTTCAGATATATTTCCAAAAGATTTAATCAAACGACTAAGAACGATTCAACTTGAATTTTATTCAAGAGAAAAAATAGAAGAAAATGTTTTATGCGCATTTACATTTTTTGATGCATATCCATTATTAATAACTCCAACTTCATTTAGTGCTGATAATTCTGGTTATACAATTTTTACTGTTAATTTTAGTTATCGTTATTATAAAATAAATAATATAACACCAGCGACAACACATCAAAATAGGGACATGTAATTATGATTCAAAAAACATTGATCGACAGCTTACCACGTTTTTCTTTTAAAAGACCAACTACAAATAAATTAGTTTATTTTAGACCAATATTAGTAAAGGAAGAAAAGAAACTACTTATGTGCCAAGAACTTGGCACAAGAAATGATATTATTTCTGGAATAACAGAAGTATTAAGTTCATGTTATTATGATATTAATATTGAAACATTACCTACATATGAATTTGATTATTTTTATGTACAACTAAGATCAAAATCTGTAGGTGAAATAATTGATGCTAAATTTATATGTCCAGAAACCAATGAAAAAATAAATTTAAATCTAAATTTAAATGATATTAAAATTACAGGTCTTGAAAAATATTCGAATAGAGTAAAAATATCTGACGATTTAATTTTTGAATTTAAACCACCTTCATATAGTGATATAGAAGATTTTGAAAAGAAAGACTTTTCTTATGATGATATGATTAAATTAACTGCTAGATGTTTAACAAATATTCATAAAAAAGATGAATCAATTGATGCAAATAGTTATACTGAAGAAGATAAAATCAACAGTATTATGTTATTGACACAGAAGCAATTTGGTAAAATTATAGATTATTTTGATAATCTACCAAAATATGAGTATGAAATTGCTTATACGACTTCAGATAATATAGAAAGAAAAATTGTTTTATCGGGTATTGACGATTTTTTCACATTAGCCTCAGTCATATAAGTCTAATGTCATATTTTGACTTAAATTTCCAAATGATGCAACATCACAAATATTCATTAAATGAAATTGAATATATGATGCCATGGGAAAGAGACATATATGTTGAACAACTGAGGCAGTACATAGAAAATGAAAATTTAAAAACATTACAAGAGACAGCAAATAAGAAATCTAAGGGTGTAAGATGAAAAATAAAAAAATAGAATTCGAAAAACTAAAAAATAAACTTAAAAAATTATTTTTTAAAAGACTAATACAAGTCGAAAGTTTTAATAATTCTATTAATTTAATTAAAAATGTTCCATCAGAAGAAAATAATGAAAAAACATTTGATAAAGTAGTTGCTAATACTAAAGATAAATCTTTTATTGTTGTAAAAAATATAAAAAATGAAAATTTTGAACCAAAAAATATAGAAAAAATCAATAATATTATAACTTATTCATCAATTTCTAGCAAATCTGATAAAAAACAACCACTTAAATTGGAATATGATAAGAAAAACGCAAAAAATATTGGTTATAATCAAAAAAATATAGAAAAACATCAATTAGATAAAATTTCTCTAGAACCAAATAAATCAGAAAGCTCAAGTTCAAAATTTATTTTAAATAAAAATATCAATAACTCAAAAAATACAAATAAAACTTTTGAGTTATTCAAAAATTATAATATAAAATTAATTACAAAACCTGAACAAATTAAAAATTTAAATATACAAAATATTTACAATCAAGAGTTTGAAATTGATGAGAAAAAAATAACAATTCCTTCTAAAGAACAACTTAAAAAATTACAAAAAAACGTAAAATTAAATAAAGCCGATCTTAAAAAAGGAAATAATGTACAATTAAATAAAACCGTTATTGAAAAAGGTAATAATATACAATTAAATAAAACCGTTATTGAAAAAAGTAATAATGTAAAATTAAACAAAAATAAAATTGAATCTCAAAGATCAAATATTCAAAAGATTGAAAATCATACATCGTATGTGAATAAAAATAACTTAATTTCAAATAAACAAATTCAAAATAAAAATTATGTAATAAATTTTTCTAAATTTAATCCAACTAATATAGAAAAAAATAAAATAATATATGCACTACCAGCTTACCAAGAAGGTACTGGTGGTCCTACCACAACCGAAAGTATAGGTAAGATTCATAAAGGTGAAGTTATTTTAAGTCAAAAAGAATCTAAATCATTTTCTGAACGATTGATGAAAAATACACCAAATACGAATCTTTCAATAAATAAACCAACTAGCACATTAGAATCAGATTCTGAACAATCTAAAAATAAAATGGAAATAGAGGAAGGATATAATCCAGACAAGCCTTTAATTCCTATGAATGAAATTACAAAATCTGAAGTATCTAATAAAATATCTGTAAAAGAAATTGATGAACTATATAAACCAGATTTGTTAATAAAAGAAAAAATAGATGCTCCTTTATTCACTAGTTCAGCAATAAAAAAACAGTCGCCTCCAGAATGGAGAACGACTGTCGGATAATTAATGGATTTTATTGATTAAGCGTTTTTGAATTGTTCAAAATAACTTAATGCATCAATTTCTTCATCAGCAGAATCTTCTGCCTTTGGCTTTTGCTTAAGACTTGATGGTTTTTGTTGGAAATCATTTTCATCAAGATCTTCAGCAGTCTTTTCATTACCAGCACTGCCTCGAATATCTCCACCAAGAACATCATAAAGACGCTTCTTGAGATCATCATAAGACTTGAAATTATTTGGAGCAATGAATTCATTCAATGAATTTTGCTTATTCCAAATAGTTTCAATCTTTGCATCATCCCCACCAAAAAGAGGACTTGGTGAATCAAATTCAGACTTATCATAATTTGTATATCCACCAATCTTACGCATCTTCAACTTGAAGTTGCATCCACCCCAAAAATCAAATGGATTAATTGGTTCCTCATCCTTAAATTCTGGCTTCATCTTTTCTTGAATCTTATCAAAAATCTTTGTGCCATACTTAAACAAGAAAACCTTACCTTCATTTTGAGGATTTGCTTCATCCTTAATTACAAGGATATTGGAAATATATGTTGTCTTGCGCTTACGATTTCGTGCAATATTCTTATCTTCTTCAGAACCAGTGTTCCAAAGTTGAGTATTCAACTCACTTACTGGATCCTTTTGGTTAAGGGTTGTAAGAGAATTTTCAATATACCAACCACCTGGTCCTTGGAATGCGTGTGAAAAAAGCTTCACCCATGGGCATTCTTCACCGTTGATTTCTGGGAGAAACCGAATCACTGCGAATCCGTTTCCCATCTTATCTTGTTCCAAACGCCAGAAACGATCATCCTTGTAATCCTTCTTGGATGATTCATCCAACTTCTTCATAAGATCACTAATACTATTCTTTGACTTGTTCTTGAAATCTTTAAATGAACTCATATTTTTTTACTTTCCCCGAAGATCTCCTTCGGACTTTTATACACAGGTAGGAACTCCCTACCACTGAATTATACTATATTTAGGTTATAT